GGCTGATGTTTGTACGGATGATGCACCTAATTTACTGCTTGTGACCGATCCTGAGGCTAATTTTGCCTCCGTAATACATGCACTTGCGAGTGCCGATGTTCCAATTTCTCCGTCACCAATCTTGTCGGCTGTAACACAATCTGCTGCTAAGGCTGAAGTTGTAATTACGCCAGAACCAAATAACGAAGATGCATTAATTGCGCCTGATGCTATTGCGCCTGATGTAACCGCTCCTGATGATAAAGCTGATGATGTTACAGCTCCATCAGATATTTTTGATGCGATAACTGAGTTGCTCGCTAATTTTGCCGCCACAATTGCCGAATCGACTATCTGACCGCCTTTGATTTGTACTGATCCCATGAGAGATACTCCTATATAGGTTAATTGTTAAACACGTGTCTGTAGTCTCCAGAAACTGTTAACTTGATGCGATGTAATCGACAGTGAGAAAATCTCCTGTCTCCGGAGTAAAATCTGTCGTTGTAAATGTAGTAGAGTTATGTTCACTAAACGTTTCTCCTTCCACTTGTCGGACACCATTATAGTAGACTCTCAGTGACCCTGCTTGATAATTTTCAGGAACCGTGAAAGACGTATTTAAACCGTTACATTGCGAAGAAAGATCAGCTTGTTTCATCTCTGCTCCGTCTCCACCTGACTCATTAATAAAGAATGCAAAACGAAACACACTATAACTCCTCGAGAATCACTGATATCTCTGCATTTCCTGTTTTTGATGCAACAAAGATTGAATCTGGTCTATTTTTGCCACGTCCAAGTCTGAGAACAACATAGTTTGAACTTGGGACCGTCATTTTATTCGATGGAATCGCTCCTCCATCTGTCGCGCCATTACGACAAACAAAAATTTCCTTTCCAGTAGAACCAAGACTTATTTGTGTTGCTGGCGACGGAAGAAGAATCTCTGTTACTGTGTCATCTGCTGCCGTAAAATTATGAAAAGCAGGGTAAATATTTAAATTCCGCAGATCTTCGCTCATGATTGCCTCCGGTTGCGATTCTTCCATGCTTGCATAACTTTGTCTCGATTCGCTGCGTAAAACTCGGGATCTTTTAGAGCACGATCAAGAAAGCCCGGACTATCAGGAGCCGGAACCGCTCCAACATTCGCACGCGGAGCAGCTCTCGGTTGCTCGTATGTTTCTTGATAGTCTTGGTATCCTGCATTTTCATTCGTCTCCGGTTGCTCTTGTACTTGCTCGTTATCATCCTCGATCATTTTCAACGCTTGCAGATGAGGACGAATTGTAATAGGTGCTGATTCTGGGCTCTCCACCTGCTGATCAAGCCAATCTGATAAACTTTGTCTCTCTTTGTCACTCTTGCCTCTTTGCGAACGTTCAAAAGACCATTCTATGGCTTCCACAAGATCAGGATCTGTCAGTCCATGTTTTGATATAGATTGATAACGAGAGAATCTTTGCTCGCTGCTTTGTAATTTTGTCTGCATGTCTGCAAGCTGCTGATTGAGAATGTCGACAGATGACATTGCTTTCTCGGCTTTTGCGAGTCTGTTCTGTGCTTCTTCTAGTGCTTTCTCGGCTGTCGTTGCCCTACTGGCTACTTTTCCGATTCTTTCTTTGATGATGTTCTCCATTTCTGATTTAAGAACATAAATTTGGCCTTCATTTGTTATTTCTGTCATTGTAGTCTCCTTTGGGGTTAGATGGAATATTGAGCCCTTTCAGCGCGTATTCTTTCGAGCTCCTGTTTTGCTTCTATTGGATCGAGATCCGGGTTCATAATCTGCATTGCATCAACGGGAGATATAAGTCCTGCATTTAGCTTTTGGATAATGTCCTCTCGTTGTGCTCTCATTTCTTCGGGGGAAAGACCAAGAGGAGTGTATACAACTCTGTATCCTGACTCTGGAAGAGATGCACCCAAAAATCGATTTGCAAGCATAGCACATTTTTTTAACATCTCTTGATCCGCTCTGCGAAAAACAGGAGCATATCGAGCCATCGCTTCTCTCATCGCAGAGCGACTAACAGAAATAGCATACCCTGATCTCGGATCTCCTGATACTCTTAAAGCCTCTGATGATAAACCGGCTGCTGTTGCAACACGATATTCATATTTTGCTATACTCTCAAGTAGTTTGTCAGGGTCAGCATAGGTAAAAGAACCGATAAGCGGTTGCCCTTGCATGTCTGGATCTGTTTGAAACATTAAGATGCTGCTTGGATCGGTAGAGATTGCAGATCTGCGTCCTGTTAAGTCTCCCTCGAGCTGAGAGAGTCCTGCGAGATGTAGCCCGGCTACATACTTCTGTGGCCATGAATTACACTTCACACAATGAACATAGAAACTAAAAAGCGTTGCCGCACTAAGTGAGCCAAACGCTAATTGGGAAGCATCAAAAGCGTTAAATAACTGTCCGGTCTTTTCGGCATGATACAAGACGACTGGAAGAAATGGGACGCCTTGTTTGCTTCGATAGGGATAATCGTTTCCGCGCATCGCTTCGTGTCCCATATACATCTCCGACATATCTTTTCCAATTCCTCCGTCCGGCTTTGCCTCAAACATACCAAACATGGGGTTATCAAAATCGCGTATATCCAAAATGTCCCATACCCAAACGGCCTCTCCTGTCTCCGCGTTCATTCTTAATCGAAGCTCCTGATAATACAAAGGAATGTCAGGAGCATCTGCTGAGGCTGCGCAAATGACAAAATCGGGAGTTATGCAACGAAATGAAAGTCCGGGAACTCTTGCGCTTCCTGCTGTGTGATGAGGAGCAACGTCAACGCGTACGAACATCTCTCTGATACCAAGAGTCATTTGTTGTACTTTTTGCATTAGTTGAAAATATCCACTCTTTGTTACAAACCCGTCACGACCTACCAACGCAGAGATGTCTCCTTCTCCGGTTATGTTTGGCTCTGTATGGTACAACATCGCGAGTTGTCTTGTCACTTGTTCGATTGCACAGGATGACAAATCAGATGGACCTAATGCTTCCCTTCTGTCTGTCGGAAGATGTCGGAGGAGCTCATCTTCGAGATCTTGCTCCCATAGTCCGGTTAATAATCGTCTGCGCAGACCAGAGTGCTTCCAACGTCTCTCGTCTGTGTCTGTCGGAGCTTGTGGTTTTGGCGGTACGTTGTTTAAATACATCATATTAGTAAACCTTAATTTTTTGGGGTATCATTGGTCTGTAATCAAGGACCGGAAGAAGTCCGTATCTGAGCGCGTCTATCGCATGTTGATCGGCATCTCTAGATCTTGCTGACTGGGTTCTTTTCATCGTCCATCTCTGAATTGATCGAATAGTTTGTACACATTCTGGTCTGATCCAAAAGTGCTTTCTTGATTGAATCGCATGCAATATACTAGCACCAAAATACACAGAATGTCTTCCCTTTCTTGCTTTACGTATCGTAAAAGGTAGACCGCGAGGAGGATAGCCTAGAATACTCTCAAAGGCCCTCATGAGCATAATGTTACTCATTCTGTATTGGTCGCGCCCTCTGTGCTCTCCGTCTCCTGTCCATATGGCAAGATTTGGATCGACTCCGTGTTTTTTCAGCATCTCTAATATTGCCTGTGCATGATGTTCTGGAGGTGCTTGTCCCGATGTATATTCTCCAAGTACAAATACTCTCGGGTTTTGCGGATCTCTCATATCGACACAAGACACGACAGCAACTTGCGATCCCGGGTTTGAACCGTGATCAATGCCAACACAAAAACGATAGTCTCCACCTCTGGGGACTGGTTGCGAGCTGATCATATCCTCGGAAAAATTCTCGAAGACGACACCAATCGGAGCAACATCAAAAGAGCCATTGATTCTTGCTTCTCTGTCGTAGGGAAGATATGCCTCAGTAATTTTGTCAATTTGCTCTTGGTCGAGTAAGAATCCTTTTGGCAGTCCGATAGGAGTCGTTGCCTCTACCGTTAACGGAGCACGATGGCAAGAGATCAAACCTCTTTCGATCATCTCTTTGATGTATGTAACGTCTACGCCGCCGACAGGAGTGAGCGAGATTGCGACTGTGCCCCTTTTGCCTCCTGCGCCTCCTCGCGAAGTACGCGCAACAAGCTCGTTGAATGTGGACTGATCGACCGGCTCATCAATGCAGACCAGATTCGCTGTTGCTGATGCGAGTCCGAGTCCCTGTCCTGCCGTCTTGATTCGAATCAAAGATCCGTTGCGGAACTTACAAAGCGGTGCTAATCCACGGAAGCCGCGACCCCGGATAAACTCGCAGCTGGGGTCCAGTTCTTCTTTCGGGATCATGTCATAGAGCTTCTGCTGTATCGTCCGTGATTGTTCGTGACTATGTGTAATGAGCCATGCTTCAATCGGAGGAGGATCTGTTTTGTTGTACGGATGACGACCAAGGCAATGATAAAGTAAAAGTGCGCATGTTGCAAGCGTCTTGCCGACTTGGTTGCCGCCTATCAATGCTTTAATTGGTGATTTGTCTGCTAGATATGCTCTCTGTGGAGGAGTCGGAGAAAAGTACCTCAAAGGATCATTCTCTGCTCTTTTTCGCAACCATGCAAGACGTTGTGCCATTCCTCCGAGACTATTCATTTTCTACGCCAAAAAAGATCAGAGCAAAGACTGCCCTCTTTTTGCTCGTTGCAATAGTCAATCATTGTGATTGTGTTCTGTATGTTGCTGATCTCTTCGCATTGTTTGCCGGACGTCTGAGAATCGATTCCTCTTGAATATACAAGGCATGTCATCTCACGACAAAGAAGAAGTCCTTCTGCTGTCTTCGTCTGCTCAGGAGCGCAGATCTCTTTGATGACATCTAAGTCTGTCAGTTGCTGTATAACTTCTTGTTGTTTCGTTGCTGTCGTGTCTTCGATTTTCGGCTTCTTCTCGAGTGCTTTCGTTCCTCCGACTCCAAGAAGCACACCGATTAAACCAGCTAAAATAATCTCTATCATTTTGTTTTGTTCCTCTCGTTTATTCTTTGGATGCAATTCGCCCATGATTCACCTTCTAAGTCAAAAACCAACTTTATATCATCAGCTTGTAATAACCTGTCTTTGATGATTGCTGCAATTAGGTCGTCGACCTGTGGATCTGTCACTTTCTGCCTATAGATATATAGATAATTACGAAGAGTCATTTTGTGTTTATATAGCTCCATTGTAAGTGCAGACACCTGTGCATTTTTTGTCGCGACCTTATCGAGCATGTATAAAATTTGACCTTCTAGTGTTGTGACATCAAGATCAACGATTCTCATATTATGCTCCAAAAAGATCAAGCTGGGCATTCTGTCTTTTGTATTCTTCTTTTGCCCATTCAAGACGACCTTTAATTATCGGTAAGTATTCAGATGTTATCTCAATCCCTACAAAGTCGTATCCTTCAAGTATTGCTGCACATCCTGTTGTACCCGATCCACAAAAAGTATCAAGAATTGTTGATCCCTTCTTCCCTCCGATGAGTTTGCACAGCCATCTCATGAGCTTGATCGGCTTGACTGTTGGATGAAAGTTGGCAACGTCTGGAGATTCCTTTCCGTCAAACCTTTCTCCTTGTCCGTCATTTAAACACATATTGCTTTTTGATGTGCGTTTCTTGAGATGATCGAGTCCTGCCTCTCTTTCTGCTCGGCTCGGCTTTGCACATTGAAACAGGTTTGCAGGCCAACGGCCGAGATTATGAGCATGTAGTGTTTTAGGAGGCAGATGTACAGTTACAGAATGCGAGCGATCGCATTTGTTATTTCTTGATCCTGAATTTTCTTGTGGCCCTACCCAACAAGGATCTCCATAACCGAATCGACAATCATCTATATTGATCGCTCCTGTCCCGTATTTCAAGACATTCTGTGCGACAGTCAATCCTTTCTCTAATGGTTTTCGTGCTAAGATTGCTGGTTCTATTGCAGGCTTAAGTGCTGTTCCGTATCCTTCCCATTTTTGCGCGTTTTGTGTTGCTGGTTTTGAATATACGCCTTTTTCGCCACATATAACCTGTGATCGCCTTTGAGGTGTTTTATTTGATCTTTTTGCAAAATCTTCTCGCACATAAAACTCATCCCGCACCGCACCCGCCTCACGATCAATCGCCTTGCTTATATCGTGCGACTTTGGGAATCCTGAGAAATAACACCAATGAATCGTATCTCGGATCTCAAAGCCTACATCTTCAATCGCGACTCCTAGACGATGCACTGTACGAGTCGAAGAAAATGCAATGATGAAACCTCCTGGCTTCAATACTCGCAAACATTCTTTCGCCCACTCTAGACCTGGCACCGCACAATCCCATTTTTTATTCATGAAGCCGATCCCATAAGGAGGATCGGTAACGATTGCATCGATTGAGCAAGGAGCGAGCTCTTGCATTTTCTGGATGCAATCACCTTCTAATATTCTGTAGTCTCTCAAGTCCTCCCACATATCATGCCTTCTTGAGTGCTACGACATTGGAACCGACAAGACTATGAAGATCTGCTTGCACTCTTTGTCTTAAAATTGGAGGCAATGCAATAATCGTATTCACAATCTCACTCATAAGTTGTTCGTCTGTCATTCGCTCATGTGCGTCTACTGCTCCCTCTTCTGCATCGTATGCCTTCAGAGCTTGCATCATTGTCACCAGTTGTCTCTGGAGTGCTGCGTATGCTTGCCAAGAGCCGGAATCCTTTGCCTTTGTCATGCTTTGTTTTAGCTCAGAGATTTGTATTGTGAGCATCGTCCGATAATCAAGAGAGCCGACTTGATTCTGTGTCTCTTGTTCTGCTTCTGGTATCGCGTGTTGTGAATCGTTTTTGTATCCGTGTCTACGAGACAAAAGCCACATTGCAGACTTAACATCTCCATCTTGTATGGAATGATTGATTGTCTCGAGTGCGGTCATTGCTGCATGTGCGTCAGCAGCTCTAACCTTTTCTGCAAAAGTCTTAAATATTTTTTGCGCTCTTGGTTGCTCTCCTTTCGCAATCCATTTGTAAATCGTTGAGCGTCCGACCCCGGCAACGTCTGCCGCTATCTGCATTGTTGCGCCTGCCTTCAATGCTTTAATGATTTTGTCTTGTGATGTTTTTAGTTTTTGGCTCATGTAGTCTCCAATATTTTTGAAAAAATTTGTACGTTTCTCTAAAACCTTGCGGTACGCGCAG